ATCGCAATATAAGAAAACGTTTTGTATTGAGATTCAATTTAATTTCCGGATGAGTTTCACAAGAGATCTAATATATTCTTAAATCGCTTGACGCAGAATTTGTGGCTCAATAAAATGAACCCAAGGATACTGAATGAGTTTAGAAATAGAAATTTTGGGCGAGACATGGCTCTCGCTAAAAGAATACATACCATCGAAGGAACGCCAAGCAGCAGCTGACCAATTGGCCAGCATAATTGCCGACCATAATTTGAGTGATGATGAACTAGCGACAGTTGGTGGAACTGACAGTTATCTAGGGAGAGCCATAGCTGAATATATTGATGAGGATGATGAAGAATAATGCGGTATAATATAGTAGTAAATGATTTGTCAAAATTGCCAGATTTTATTGATTACTATGATACACAACTCGTAGATGCAAAAAAAGAAGTTGGTATATATGGCAGTTTGGAAAAAGGACTGTCGAGATTACCTGGTATAACAGAACACCGCTTTAACCAACTACAAGAGGTTGAGGCGGTGCTCAATTACCTCAACATTCAACTGACCCAGATACGAAAAAAACACTTTAAAAAATTCCTCGAAGGGTATGCGAAGGCATTAAGTAGTCGAGATGCCGAGAAGTATGCCGATGGCGAAGATGAAGTTATTGATATGGAAATATTGATAAATGAAGTGGCTCTGCTTCGTAACAAGTGGCTGGGAGTTATGAAAGGTCTGGAAAGTAAGAACTTTATGTTGGGGCATGTGACTAGATTGCGAACGGCTGGGATGGAAGATGCAATTATCAATTGATGAAGAAGATATTGATGAGTTACTAGTGAGATGGGAGACATTGAAACATACGCCTATACCAATCCCCAGTTCGTTGGATGATGCGTTAAATTTTACATTGTTGAAGGATTCGGTATCATTGCTATCGCATCTAATACGAACTAGCCGACTAGAAAATAACTACGAGGATGAGGAACATTACACATCTCATTTTTACTCTTGTTATGATACATTTATGAAAGAATACGTTTTTAGGATATTAAAACATGGATAAACAAACAATATTAAATCATATTTATGAATATGATAGCTTCCTAGATGGAATCCGCACTGTTGCTGAAATGGGATGCGGCTCTGGCGAAGCTATAACATGGTGGGCAAATTTAAAATCCAGAGATGACCCAGCGGAATCACATAATTATAAATGTTATGCGGTTGACCCAAGTGCATCTCGACTGAACGACATACCAGACCAAGAAAACATTATTAAATTAACTCGCGATTTCACTGAAAGATGTCTACCAGTTCCCGTTGATTTTATATTTTCATATGACACGTTGCAGCACAGCATTAATCCATTGGAAACTTTGAAAATTTGGAATGAGCAAATGAATGTGAACGGGATGCTCATGCTAACTGTGAAACAACATAGTGGCGTGGAATTTAACAGATACCAAAGTAGAACATACAGCGGAAGCTTTTTCAATTTTACCCCAACTAATCTGATTTATATGTTGGCAGTGAATGGATTTGACTGCAAAGATGCATATTTGTTAAAACAATTTAATGACCCATATATCCACTTTGCAGTTTACAAATCTGATGTAAAACCGATGAATCCAAAAACAACCAGCTGGATGGATTTGATAGAAACTGGGCTACTTCATACTACCGTAATGAGTTCTATATTTGCCAACGGGCATTTGAGACAAGAGGATATTATGTATCCATGGTTAGATAGAGAAAATTATTACATTGATTATGTACAGCAATATACTGAAATTCCAGTAGAAGCTGGTGATGCAATAGTTGATGGTATCATTGATAATGTTACATTCTCCGATGAGACTCCGATGGAACAATCTGCCCCAATCTCTGCTGGTACAAAGTTAAAGTCCCCACTTGGTATTATGCGCCTACCAAAAAAACATCAATAAATAAAAATGTCAGCACCATATCCATTATGGATATGGTGCAATAGTATCAAGGGAGCTGACATTGGACATTAAACATATCAACAATTGTACAAAGGTAACGAAACCATGGGGTCAAGAAATTTGGCTACAAGATGGCACTGATGTACATCCATATGCATTGAAACAACTAACACTAATCGCTGGTCATCAAACAAGTTTGCAAGTGCATCAATTTAAGTCCGAAACGGTACTAATATTATCTGGTAAAGGTATACTGGAATACTGGGATGGGGTATTTGACTGCGAACCGTTTGTGACGGGGCGATTTACGGATGAATATATAAATCAACTAATACACCTAAAACAAAACTTGACACGAGTCGAGATAGCAGCTGATTCGGTGTTTAATACGCCACCAAACGTTATCCACCGAATGATAGCAGAAGACGATTTGGTATATGTAGAAGCAAGCACCACACAGTTGGATGATGTTATTAGATTAGAAGATTCAAATAACAGACCCCATGGACGGATAGAGGCAGAGCATGCAAGATAAGTTGACCGTACTAATACTCGCAGCTGGCTATGGTCGCAGAATGGGACCATTTAGCCGTATGGTAAACAAGGGGTTGATACCATACGACAACAAGCCTCTTATTAGCCATATTATCGAAAAGTTTGATACTGACACGAAGTTTGTCATAGCATGTGGACATATGGGACAACAGGTCAAGGATTATGTGGACGTGGTGCATGATGACAAAAAAATTATTTTTGTGGACATTGACAATTATGCAGAAGGCGATACTGGACCTGCTACTACTATCCGCATGTGTCAGGAACATATTCGCGGTGGGTTTATGTGGCTGGCGTGTGACACCTTATTTGAGTTTGATTATAGAAATAAATTGGATCATAATTGGATTGGGGTATGTCCTGTTGACAGCACTATTGCGCATGATTACTGCTGGATTGAACGAGAAGCCGACGCGATAACCAACGTGGTCAACAAAACGACAAGTAGTAAAGCAGTGGACGCATTCATTGGATTGATGTATGCGAAAGATGATGAGTATTTGGATAATTTACTATCCATCGAAGCAAAAGAAACCTATGAGGGATTTGCTGGACTTGAATTGCGTGCCCACACAGTGAGAGACTGGAAAGATTTTGGTACATACGAAAAATGGCAAGAATTAAGCAGTGAATTTTCGGATGTCAGTTTCCCGAAGCCAAACGAATTATTTTATAGCGATAATGGGAAGATAATAAAGTATTGGACTAATCCTACGCAAGCACAAACGAGGCATCACCGAAGTTTGCGATTGCAGCACACCGACTCTATGCCAACTAACATAACGGTATCTGGTAACTTTTTGGTACATGATTATGCCCATGGTGACATTGTCTATAATCAAGCTACTCCGATATTATTCGAGAAAATGCTTAACTGGTGTCAACATAGTTTATGGATAAAAACTGCTGCTAAGACAAATGAATCTATCAGAGCATGTCGTGAATTTTACTTGGACAAGACAGTTGAAAGGCTCAACCAGTTCCGTGCAAAATATGCACAATGGTCTGAACCATGTGTGGTCAACGGGATTTCTGTAAAATCAATAGATGAATATATTGATTTAGTTGATTTTGATTATTTGTTAGAAGATGTAGCGTGGTGCTTCATTCATGGTGACTTGCATTTTGACAATACCATATACGACCCGATTACTGACAAATTTACTGCGATTGATTGGCGAACTGATTTTGCTGGGCAATTGGAAGGCGATTTGTATTATGACTTGGCGAAAATGCTTGGTGGCATATGGCTATCTTACAAAGACATCAAACTTGACGATTATTCATATACAGAACATAATAACAATGCTATTATAGAGATACCAAGTGTTGAAGATGCACAAGAATATGAGAATATTCTGCGAGATTGGGTGAAAACAAACAACTATGATTGGAACAAAGTTAAACTATTGGTACCTATTATATACCTAAACATGAGTCCACTGCATGAGCCTCCATTTGACAAGTTCTTGATAGCATTGGCACAACTACATTTTTCAAAAATATTATGATATATAAACGATTTATATTGGACGTTGATGGCGTTATGACAGATGGTAAACTGTATTGGGACGCAATGGGGCAAAAACCATTCAAGGCATTTGGTACATATGATACCGATGGCTTAAAGGTTTTGCGAGAGTTCATTGATATTCAATTTATATCTGCTGATACAGTTGGGTTTGATGTCACTGCTAGTAGAATCCGTGATTATCTTGGATTCCCGTTGACTATTGTAAAAGAGCGTGAACGATTACAGTGGGTATTGGCACAAGGGGACAAATCCGAGACGATATTTATGGGGGATGGTCCACATGATGCAGCAGTTCTACGTACAGTTGGATTTGGCATTGCGCCAGCGCAGTCATACATAACTGCTCGTAGAAGTGCTGATTATGTTACCCAGACGGCTGGTGGAAGTGGTGCTGTTATGGAAGCATGTGTGACAATTATGAATAAAATGGGGGTTAACCATGACTTTTAAGCTCGGAGTTGGTCCAATGAGTGCTGAAATTGTTGGAATTATTTGCGACTATACCAAATATTATAACAAAGAGTTGATGATAATTGCGAGCCGAAACCAAATAGACGCAACTTCTGGGTATGTTATGACCACCCCAGAATTCAACGCAATACTAAAAACACGCAACACCGACAACATCATGGTATGCAGAGACCATTGCGGACCATATTTCTTGGATAGTGAAAAAGAGTTGTCAATGGCAGCTGCCATGACCGCAACTAAAAAAACCATAGCAACTGATATCGAACATGGCTTTGATTTGATTCATATAGATACTAGTAGAGTTGATGATACTTATGGAGTGGCAGAAACCCTAATAGAGTTTGCATTGGAATTGAACCCAAATATCAAATTTGAATTTGGAACAGAGGAAAATATAGGGATAATAGCTGGGGCAAACCGATATACAGAGGATGTTGCATTTGCCAAACAATTCCCGAATATGCGATATGTTGTTGCGCAAACTGGTAGTTTAGTTTTGGAAGATTATCAAGCAGGTACATTTGATTTGAATATAGTATCTGGATTAGCACGGTTGGCCGGAGATAATGGGATTGGATTAAAGGAACATAATGCTGATTATTTGACGCATGAGCAACTTTCATATAGAAAAATGGCAAATGTACATG